AATCAAAAAGTTGGAGTATTTCCGACCTGATGGCTCTGCTGATTTGAAAGTATTGGAAGAAGCCCTGCGGGATGCAGGTCTGTCCAAGCAGATGTCGGTTGCCGCCGCATCTGTATTCAAGACGGTAATTGAACAGCGTGATGCTGTTGAAAAGCCTATTGAAAATGCGCCAATTCAGAGTGATTCTGATGCGGAGGCAACCGCTGAAATTCTTGCTGCTCTTGAGCAACGTGAACTTCTGAAACTCCTTGACAAACGACTTAAAGGTTAAATCATGTCCCAAGTTATCCTCGAAAAACTGGATGCTATCGAAGCTAAACAAGCCGAAAGCATCACTGCTGTTGAAGCCAAAATCCCTGCTGCTGTTGAAGCTGTTAAAGCTGAATTCAGCGAAATGGTTGCTGCTCTGGAAGCCAAAGTTGCTTCTATCAATATGCCTGAGTTCATTCGCACACCCGCGAAGACTGTTCGCCAAGATGTGAACCGTTCGGTGCGTGAGCAATTGGCTACTTTCTACAAAGGCAACAACCGTTTGGAAAAAGAACTGCAAATCTTTGCAGACGAAGCCCAAATGGATGCGTACCTGAAAGAAGCCTCTGCCTTGACCGCTGGCGGTGATGGCAAGGGTGGTCGTACTGGCTACGATCCAGTGTTTGCTGCTCTGCGTTTGGCTAACCCCATGCGTGGTCTGTCGCGCACTGTGGCTACCGATGGTTCTAGCTATCAATTCCGTGTCAAAACTGGCAATGCTGGTGTGGCATGGGGCTATACGATCCAGAACAACGGCTCGACCACAACTGAAGACACAAGCATCTGGCAATTGGTTCTGCAAGACTTGAACGTGCAGTTCCCAATCCGTACTGCTGCTTTGGATGACGTTGACGGTCTGGAAGCCAACGTGGTTGACGATATGCTGGCTGAGTTTGCTCAAGCCGAAGCCTTGTCGATGATCCAGAACAACGACCAAGCTGCTCAGTCGGGTACTAACCCCTACGGTGGAACTAACGGTTTGCGCGGCCTTGATAGTTACGGTGGTTCTAACGCCACTTACACTGGTGGCACAACTTCTGTTGCTGCTTTTGGCACTTCTGGCACTGGTTCTTCAAGCGGTCTGCACTCGCTGGCTACTTATGACCAGTTGACCTCTAACGTCAACACTGTTGGTTTGAACAACATTGTTTACAAAGATGTTATTAACACTGTCTACGCCTTGCCACAGCAGTATTGGACTCCTAACACCAAGTTCATGGTCAGCCCAATCTTGGCTCAAGCCATCCGTGGTCTGCAAGACACCAATGGTCGTCCGATCTTCAACTCTATGGAGTCGTTGAACCCTGATGGCATTATTGGTCAAATGCTTGGCTTTGACGTTGTGATGAACAAGTATCTGGACACTCCTAGCCAAACTACAGCGGGTTCTGCTGGCACAACTAGCCTGTACCCAATGTACTTTGGTGATTGGAGCCGTAGTCACACAATCATTGATCGTTTGAACATGGTTATGCGCCGCTACGACCAGACGCTGCCCGGTTTTATCACCTTCTTTGGTGAGAAGCGTTTGGCAACTTCTGTACGCGACCCGAATGCCCTTATTCGGTATCGTTCAACAGCTACAGCTACCTGATAAATCGGAGGGGCGTAAATGCCCCTCCTTTTTGTGCCAATAATTTAGGAACTGATATGACCATTACCGAACGCATCCTGTCTGGAATTAAGCAAACATTGGAAACTGGCGATAAAGTCACGATTGACTTGCGCGAGGCATCTGCTATCACTGGTTCAGGCTTGAATATCGGTGGTCGCACTTACTTTGATGACGCATTTGCTACTTTGCGATATGCAAACCCGTTTCGTCTAGGCGCACGAAACATTAAAGTACCCGGTAATTCCGCTGTTCAGTTTGTTGCCAAAACTGGTAACGCTGCCAACAGCACAAACCCTTGGGGCTACACAATTAACCCCAACAGCGGTTCACCCAACATTGACACTAGCATTTGGCAATTGCCCACCCGTGTCATTACCGCACAAATGCCAATTCGTTCTGCTGTGCTGTCTGATGTTAATGGTCTGCAAGCCGAATTGGTTGAAGACCTGATGATGGAATTTGCTCAATTGGAAGGCGCATCGTGCGGCCTCAACAACGACCAAGCAGGTTCAACAACTACAGCTACAGGTGGCACTGATGGTTTGCGTGGCCTGAACAGCTACCCCGGCGCTGCTGGCGCTGCTGCTGCTTTTGGAACAAGCGGTACAGCCATCACTAATGGTCGCCACACAATCAGGACTGTTGGCTACAACAACACTGGTGGCCTTGAAGCAGAAGTTTTGTCAGCAATGGCAAATGCTTTGCCAGCGCAATACTGGTCACTGCCGGGTACTGCTTGGATGATGCACCCAACAGCCATTCAAACTTTGCGAGACTATGCTCACGGTGGCTCTGGTTATTCTTTTGTAGAAACAGGTTCTGCTGAAGCAGGTTCGTTGCTGCATGTGTATGGATTTCCTGTGATTCCTAACCCATATTTGGACGCAACTGCTACTGTTGGCTGCAAGTCGATGTATCTTGCCAACTGGCCTCGTTTTATGACGATTGCCGATGTGGAAGAAATGACCATTCAGGCTTTTGAACAAACTGCGCCCGGTTTTACGACCATGTACGCTGAAAAGCGTATGGTAAGCACAGTGCGTGATGTTTTTGCTGGTGTTCGTTCTATCGAGACTTAAAAATGAGCGTTGATAACTATCAATACGCTGCGCCTTTTGGCGCTCAAACGCGAAATCCTTTCAACTATGCAAAGGTTGAACAGATTGACCGTGATAGTTCGACAGCATGGTTGACGCTTGATGAAATGACCAACCAACTGAACTTGTTTGATGATGTCAGTCAAGATTCATACATTTCAAGCCTTGGAATCGCCACTAGACAAGCGATTGAAGATTACTTGGGCATGTCTATCCTTCCAGTAACTTATCGCGTCTGGTACGGCTCTGAAAGCCTTGTTGCGTCACCTATCAGTCTTGATCTTCCTCAAGTCAGCCAAAACGTCACGCCAAATCAACCCGGTTTGACAATAAACTTGGTTGGCTATTGGAACGATGCTTTTCCACCAGTGTTTCAAACCATTGCCAACACCAACTACTTTTATGATGCTTCTGGCAACAAAGTAGTGGTTAACAATCTGCCGACAAACGTCAATACAGTGATGACTGCGCCGATCATTGTGGAATACTCAACTGTGGCAAACCCATTGGCGGCTTATCCTGTGATTAAACAAGCTGGTTTGTTGTTGCTAACGCACTTGTACAACAACCGTGCAAATGCAACAGAAACAAAGCTAAAAGACATTCCGTTTGGCGTGACAACGCTTTTAAGATTGTACAAACCCCTCATCATGTGAGTAAGAAATGGCAATTGCTCGTTTTGAAAACATCAACGTCAACAACCTGACTTTTACTAAGTCAGATTTTGGTGAGTCTGCTACTGTTCAGGCATTGTGGTTTGCAACTCGGGCAAGAGTGGCTTCAGTAGCAAACAGCCTCAAGATTGCAGACAAATATCGTTTGTATCAAGACATGGTTAATTTCACGGTCAATTACACAAGAAACACAAAATTGATGGTGGCTAATCAAAATCTGTATTCGATTACATATCGTGGGCAAGATTGGCGTATTGATAGTGCGCGGGAATCTGATGATCGTATGACAGTTATGTTTCTGTGCTATCGCTCTGATCCAGTTACGGCGGTCTAATGGCAACTCAACTAAACCCTGTTGTTTACGGCAAAGCTATCCAGTACCAATTGGCTAACATTGTCACGCCTGTGCCTGTGTATGCGTCTTTTAACCGCAACTTTGCCACTCAGCCTAAGTTTATTACTTGGATGCTGAGAAACGTGCATCAGCCTGTATATACGGGAACACAGCAAAGCAACAAAGGTATTGACCGTCCTGTATTCCAGATTTCTATTTTCACTCAACAGATTGAAGATGGATTTACAATATCGAATCAGATTCTGCAAGCCTTGCACGGGTATAGCGGCATCTTGGGCAGTCCAGCAGAAGGCTTTTACATATCTAAAGCCGATGTTATGTGGCTGTACAACAGTTACAACGATGAGGAAAAGATGGCGCAAATCTTTTTAGATTGCACCATTGACATCCCGGCGTAAAACAAGACAATTGTTCAACTTTTGAAGGATACTCAAAATGGCTTTACCAAACAAAGTTCTTCCCGGTTTTAGCGCGGCTCTGTACGCACAGCCCGGAGCCACACCTACTCCTTTGACTACTGCTCAGTTGTCCTTGGTTGCAAGCGTTGGCCCATTGGCTGTTATTGGCAACTTGATTCCTGTCGAGGCAATCCCTGCTTTCGGTATGGATGATGCTGTTGCCAGTTTCGGCGTGGCTGGTTCGCGTCAATCTGACAAGATTCCGGTTCAGGCGGCTCCTACATCCATGACCATCACGGCTGCATGGAACCCTGCTGACACCAACTTGTTGCTGATGCGTGCTGATGCCTATTCTGGCGTCATTGACCGCACTTTCATTGTCTCGGCTACCGAGGGTGCAAACATCGTTTATTACGCCTTTAACGGGCGTGTAGGCCAGTTCCAAGTAGATTCGGCTCCCGGTGCAGAAGCCAAGGCTACATTTACCATCCATCCCCGTGGCAATCAGTACGGTTGGTCTAACAACGCTTAAGGAGTCATCATGGCTATCCCTGCAAAAGTTCTTCCCGGTTTTGCCGCATCGTTGTGGATGCAATCGGCTGCTACTCCAACTCCATTGACAACCGCTAACTTGTCTGTGTGGGTTGCTCAAGTAACCACTATCGTGGGCACTTCAGCCAACGGTACTGGCGGTGCTGGTGTTGCTGTGCCTGTTGAAGCAATCCCTGCCTTTGGCATGGATGATGCGGTGGCAAGTTTCGGTGTTGCTGGCTCCCGTCAAAGCGACAAGATTCCTGTGCAAGCGGCTCCTACAAGCATGACCATTACTGCTGCTTGGAACCCGTCTGACGCAGCCTTGTTGCAGATTCGTGCTGACGCTTACTCTGGTGTTGTTGACCGTACTTTCGTGGTTGCAGCAGTTGAAAGCACAAACACTGTTGCTTATGCGTTTAACGGTCGTGTTGGTCAATTCCAAATTGACTCTGCACCCGGCGCTGAAGCCAAATGCACATTTACTATTCATCCACGGGGCAACCAGTACGGCTGGTCGAACAACTGATGAAAGTCTCTGACGCAATCGAAGCAATTGTGACCAGCTACGGCGACATTAATCTTGTTGCCCGTGGCATGGTGGTGGATGCTGCGGAGCTTGCCAAAGCCACAGCCAAACCTGACACAGCAGAAGCCATTGCTTTGGCTTTGCTAAAGAAGTACAACGTGACTGCTCCCGTAGTGGTCATTGAAGAAGTCCCTCCAGACACAACAGAGTAAAAATACATGATAGTAAAAGACAGTAACGACCTTCTAAACTTCCTTGTAGCCCAATCCGATTCTTCAAAGAATTGGTTTGGGTTTCAACAGCAGAGAATTACAGCAATTGCCCTTGCACACGAAATTGCAAAAAATTATGCTGATAAACTAACTCCTGATGAAGTGGTGGATTACGCCATTTCTATCAATGAGTCGATTTACCACAAGATCATCAAAGCTACACGATAAACCATGACAAAACTCACATCTGCCTTTGGCGAAATCCCCAATCTGCGTACTAAGTCTTTTGAGCTTGCTGGATACAACTTCAAGGTTCGTGTTCCGCTGACAAAAGAGCTTGATGCCATGCAAGATCGCATTGAGAAGTTTGATCAAGCCGAATACCAAAAACGCTTTGACAAGATGACCTCATCTTTCCGAACTGGCACTTTTGATGGTGTTGTAGTGTCAGAAGATGATGTGGTTATTGAAGGCCGTTCTACCAAAGAACTGGTTCAAACCATCTTGCAGATGGAAAACAGAATGGTT